ATGGTCTTATTGAAAGAGTAGACAACACTATGAAACAATTTAAAAAAATTCACGTTGAGACCAAATCTGGTATAAAAACTTTATTAAATGGTTAATATGAATGTAGATAGAAAAATTCTAGAGGAAATTAGAAGATTCAATAATATAAATAACTATATTAAAGAACAAGCAACACCAGAAGATTCTGGGATTGAAGGTTTAGATTTAGGAGCCGAAGAACCCCTTCCAGGAGCTGCAAGTCCAGCCCCAGGAACCCCACCTCCTCTAGGTGGAGATTTAGGAACACCTCCACCGCCACCGACAGGAGATTTAGGTGCAACTGGAGCAACGACTGGCACCACAGTAGATATTGCTAATGACCCAGACGTTGAAGAAGTTGGTGGCGATGAAGAACCTACTGATGAAGAAAGTGGTGTTGAAGAATTAGATATTACAGACCTTGTTGATTCACAAAAAACAATGTCTGATAAACAAGAAGAATATTTTAGTAATTTGTTTAACCAATTACAAACGTTGGAAACAAAACTTGGTGAAATGGACAATCTTGTAAACAAACTTAATGACCTTGAAACAAAATTTGATAAATTAAGACCAAAAACACCAGTTGAAAAACTAGAATTAAGGTCTTTAGATTCTGGACCTTTTAATCAAAAACTTTCTGATTTTTTTGAAGACAAAAAAGAAGACTTTGAAAAAAGTGGAAAACACGAATATGTTTTAACACCAGACGAGGTTGAAAGTTTGTCAACAACAGAGGTTAAAGATAGTTTTAACCAATTTGGCGAAGACGAAAACAATTATATGTAATGTTTAAGGTCGCAATTTGCGACCTTAAACTTTTTTTTATTTAGCGTATTGACTACTATTTTTATTTAACTTATATTTTCTATTGTAAACTTTTAATAAATAATATATATGGCGACAAACAATGTTTTAGATGCAGTTTTGGCTCAGTATGAAAGCTCAAAACAAAGTGGTTCTTCTTCCACTTCAAAAATGTCTCAAGAAGAAAGAATGAAAAAGTATTTTGCTGCAATACTTAAAGACAACGAAAAGCAAGCACAAAAAAGAATCCGTATTTTACCAACACCAGACGGGTCAACACCGTTTAAAGAAGTGTGGTTTCACGAAATCCTTGTGGACGGTAAATGGCAGAAATTTTATGATCCAGGAAAAAATGACAATGAGCGCTCACCATTAAGTGAGGTTTATGAAGAGTTGATGAATACTGGAAAAGATTCTGACAAAGATTTAGCAAAACAATACAAACCTCGTAAGTTTTATATTGTTAAAGTAATTGACCGTGACAACGAACAAGATGGTCCTAAATTCTGGCGATTTAAACACAACTACAAGCAAGAAGGAATTTTTGATAAAATCATTCCAATCTACAAAGCAAAAGGTGATGTTGCTGACGCGGACAAAGGACGAGATTTAATTCTTGAACTAACAAAAGCAAAAACACCAAAAGGTGCGTTCTATACAGTAATCCAAACTGTTATGTATGATGACCCATCTCCAGTACACGAAGATGAAGACACAATGACATCTTGGATTGGAGACGAACTTACTTGGGAAGATGTTTATTCTAAAAAACCAGCAGAATACCTTGAAGCAATTGCTCGTGGTGAAACACCAAGATGGGATTCTGATGCTGGAAAATACATTTACAGTAATTCTACAGAAGGTGAAATCTCTATGGGTGGTAAAAAAACCAAAGAAGAAACAAAAGTCGTTGATCCACAAGAAGACGATGATATTGACGAAGAGTTACCATTCTAATTTTTAACAAATAATATGGGTATATTAGTGGACAATGTACCCATATTTTCTTATCTTTTTAAAAAAACATTATGGCAATCAAAAAAACAGACTTTAGTTCGATAAAGAAAAAATTCTCGTCGGACGCAAAATACAAACCACAAAGATACTTTGATTTAGGACCAGCATTTTTAGATGCTGTAGGACTTCCAGGTCCTGCTATGGGACACATCAATATGTTTCTTGGACATTCAGATACTGGAAAAACAACAGCTCTTGTAAAAACAGCCGTTGATGCTCAAAAAAAAGAAATACTACCGGTTTTTATTATCACAGAACAAAAATGGTCTTTTGAGCACTCAAAACTTATGGGGTTTGAATGTGAAGAAGTTGTTGATGAAGAAACTGGTGAGTTAACTTGGGATGGTTTCTTTTTATTTAATAACAATTTTAGTTATATTGAACAAATCACAGACTATATTAATGATTTATTAGACGCACAAGAAAAAGGTGAGTTAGATTATTCATTATGTATTATGTGGGACTCTGTTGGTTCAGTTCCTTGTAAAATGACATACGAAGGTAAAGGCGGTAAACAACACAACGCAAGTGTTTTGGCGGATAAGATTGGAATGGGAATTAACCAAAGAATTTCTGGGTCACGTAAAGCTGATTCTAAATTTGAAAACACATTAATCATTGTAAACCAACCTTGGGTAGAATTACCAGACAATCCATTTGGACAACCAAAAATTAAAGCAAAAGGTGGTGAAGCAATTTGGTTAAACTCATCTTTAGTATTTTTATACGGAAACCAAAAAGGAGCGGGAACAACAAAGATTACAGCGACTAAAGACAAAAGAACTGTTAAATTTGCATCAAGAACAAAAGTATCGGTTATGAAAAACCATATTAATGGACTTGGGTTTGAAGATGGTAAAATTATCGTAACACCTCACGGGTTTTTACCTGGAAAAGACGCTACGGAAGAAAAGAAATCTATAGAAGATTACAAAAAAGATTATGCCGAATATTGGAAAAATATTATTGGTGTAGATGGTGAATTTGATTTAAAAGAAGAAAAGGTTTATGAACAAGAATAAATTAAAAGTAGTATCATTATTTTCCGGTTACGGAACACAAGAGTTAGCACTTAAATATATTGGGGTTGACTATGAAAATGTTGCAAACTGTGACAACTTCAAACAAGCAAACGAATGTTATGACGTTTTACATACAACAACAAACGGAAATCTAGGAGATATAACAAAAGTTGACGAAAACAACTTTCCAAATTGTGATTTATTAACATATTCGTTTCCTTGTCAAGACATTTCAATATCTGGTGTACAAAGAGGAATTAAAGAAGGTACAAGAAGTGGGTTGTTATTTGATGTTGAAAGACTTTTATCTGTTAATAGACCACAATATCTATTGATGGAAAACGTTAAAAATTTAGTATCTAAAAACCACTATGAAAATTTTAAAAAACACATTTATTTTCTTCGTGGATTAGGATATACTTCGTACTGGAGAATTTTGAATGGTGCTGACTTTGGTTGTCCACAAAATAGAGAGCGAGTTTTTATGGTTTCAGTTTTAAATGGTGACAAAGATGACGTGAAACAAAAAATGATGAATGTTGATATTCACAAAAAAACTAGAATACCTATGGACACATTTATTGAAGACACCGAAAATCAATCATTGTTTATTGATTGTCCATACACCTTACATCAACCAAAACACCACACAATTTGTAGATTAATTGCTAGAAGGGATGATATTAGTTACGACCAAGCAAGAAGAATTTATTCTATTGAAGGGTGTTCACCTTGTCTAACAACTAGTGGTTCACCACAAATTATGACAAGAGACGGTAGAGTAAGAACAATTACCGCAAGAGAAGGGTATAGGTTTATGGGTGTTCGTGACGAAGATATTGATTTATTACTAACAACATCATTATCAACAAAAGGGCACGTATCTCTAGCCGGAAACTCAATTTGTGTACCAGTAATGGAAGCTATATTTACAGAGTTTCTCTCTGACTATATCCAGGAAAAAGAACCAGTATTGTCAAACCCAATAAACGAAACTTCTAATGACTAAAACTTTATTAGTTGATGGAAATAATCTATTAAAAATTGGTTTTCACGGTGTTAGAGACTTTTTTAATAAAGGAGAACACGTTGGTGGTACTTGGCACTTTTTAAACACTTTAAGAAGATTTTTAGAGGAAACTAATTATAACAAAGTAGTTGTCTTTTGGGATAGTGAAACTGGTTCTTCACAAAGAAGAATTATCTATCCCAAATACAAACTCAATAGAAAACAAAAAAACGAAGAAGATTTTAAAGAACAATCTTTTACCACTCAAAAAAACAGAGTAAAACAATACCTAGAAGAAATGTTTGTTAGACAATTAGAGGTAGAA